CAGTAGACCTGTATGGAGTTGGACCTAGCTTACTAATAAATGACGCTGCCTGGAGTGCTTCAGGTCATAAATTCTACACTTATTCAGCAACGGCAGTATATGAATGGGATGCTATTTCAAGTTCGACCCATATTATAAAAGGAGGAGGAGGCGGTGCAGGTACTTGGTCTTATCAAAGTTATCAAACCATCCCTGGAGGTGCTGCTTATGCAAACACTAGCCTAGTTACTTCTTATGGATTATATGATGGCGGGCAAGGCGGTGCTAGTGGGGGATTTGGCAATACCGGCGGAGGAGGCGGAGGTGCTGGAGGCTATGCAAATGCTAATGTAACTATTTCTGGCAGTTACTCACGTGGCGGAGGCAATTCAGGGGGTAGTGCGTCAGCAAGTAGTGGTTATCCAGGATCTGGAGGAGCTGCAGGCGGTGGCGGATTATGGCAAGGTGCTCCTGCAAACTCACCTGGTCGCGGAGGTGGTGGAGTTGGGATTTTAGGAAGAGGTTCTACTGGTGTTGCGACTGTTGATGGATTTGGAGAAGGCGGTAGTGGAGGCGCAAACGCTACTAGCGCCTCTGGAGGTGTGTATGGAGGAGGGGGTGGAGCTCCCGGAGGGCCTACAAATAATAGCTCAGGTGGCTTTGGTGGTTCTGGACAGAAAGGCGCCGTAAGAATTATTTATGGTCCAGGCAGATCTTACCCTGATACAAATACAGCAGATCAATAATAAAGAAAGTATATAAATGAGTGACTATTTTAAAGTTCCAGTTTCTAGACTAGTGCAAAAACTACCAGATAAATTTGGTTTTAAAGAGTTTAATCCCAGCCAATTAGCAATGCAAAAAGGGTTAGAAGAACACAGATTTTGGACTCATATCTCTGCACGAAGAACAGGAAAATCTAGTGCTGCTTCTGTATTAGCTTTAGCTAAACTTTTAGAACCTAATCAACAAGTGTTAGTAGTTGCTCCTGATTATAATTTATCTTCTATTATTTGGGACTACACTACTGAATTGATTAGTGTACTAGGTATCGAAACAAAAAGATTAAACTTAAAGGATAGAGTAGTTAGATTAGTTAATGATAGTACTTTTAGATTACTTTCTGCCAATAATAGATCTACTCTTGTGGGACGTGCTGCAAATTTATTAATTGTAGATGAGGCTGCAATTATATCTGATGATGAATATTTTACTAGAGATTTAAGACCTGCTCTTTCTACCTATGAAGGAAGTAGAGCTCTATTTATTTCGACTCCTAGAGGAAAACAAAATTATTTATATAAGTATTGGCTGCGAGGAGAAGATGAAAAATATCCTGAATGGGGTTCTGGACTATTTCCTTGGCACGTTAATCCTGCCTTAAAAGAAGCAGATATATCTGAAGCTAAAAGAACTCTTCCTCCTAGTATTTTCAGACAAGAGTACCATTGTGACTGGGTGAGTTTTGAAGGTCAAATATATAAAGTAGATGATTCTGTTCATTTAATCGATACTTCTGAGATTATAACTCCCAAAGACGATAGATATACTTTTATAGCAGGATTAGATATGGGATTTAGAGACGATACAGCTTTTATAGTTTTAGCTACTGACGGAACTAATTTTTTTGTAGTAGACGAGTATATAGCTAGTGAAGGCACTACTTCTTCTCATGCTGAAATTATAAGAGAAATGATAGATCATTGGGATATAGAAAATATTTATATTGATTCTGCTGCAGCCCAAACTAAAGCTGATTTAGCTTATGATTATGATATTTTTTGTGAGAATGCAGTAAAATCTGTAAATGATGGTATTAGTTATATTCAAGTATTAGTTCAAAATGAAAATTTATTTTTTGATATAGATAATACAACAAAAACTTATGCTAGTGTAAATGGGTATAGATGGAACACTAGAGGAGAAAAATCAAAACCACTGCACGATTGGACTTCTCATTGTTGTGATGCTTTACGTTATGCTATTTATTCTTATGCAAAATCATCTTCAGTAGGTATATATGGATAAAAATAATTTAAATCACCCTAAAAGAGGCTTATTTCCTATAAGAAAAAAGCATACATCTAAAACTTTGAAAAAAGATGTTAGAGCTCTAAGAGCTAATGGGTATCCTATACGGATAGCATTACATACGTTAGAGCCTGTAAAAAAGAAAAAGTCTACTACAACTAAAATAAAAAGAGGATTAATTATAAAATCCCCTAAAAACTATACAATAAGAAAAGATACAAAATAAATTTTTGACTCTAAGCAAAATAAGATTTATAATTGGTAAAATGAAAGAATTAAAAAGACTTCCAGTTAAGTATGTGAGAGACTTTATTAAAAAAGACTATACTCACAAAGATCACTGTTTTATATGTAAAAAAGAAAAAGACTTAGAATTACATCACTTATACAGTGTTTCAGAGCTTTGGAATGAATGGTTAGAAAAAGAAAAAATTGATAACTCCATACTAGACTATGATTTAATCAAAGTTCTAAGAGTTCGTTTTTACCAAGAAAATAAGCACTTGTTAGGGCCTGATAATTTATATACTCTTTGTAAAACACATCATCAAAGACTCCACAGTATATACGGTGCTAGGTATTCTAACTGGAGATCCGGCAAAGTTAAAACTTGGCTAGAGAGTCAGAGAGTAAAATTTGGAGAACACAATGGCAGGTCCCATCAGTTGGATACGAGAAAAACTTAATCCTATTCAGCCCTATTTACGAAGTCAAGAACCTTTAGTTCAACCTGATAGTAATGTAGATTTTAGAGCTGCGTATGATCAAGTTGAAATCATACATAGATGTATAGAAATGATAGTTAATGCTGTAGTGGGCATACCATTTGCAGTAGAACCAGGTAATCAAGGTGGTCCTGTTAAAAAAGTTAGTAAACTATTAAATTCAAGACCTAATCCTTTTGAAGATAGAACCCGTTTTATGCGAAGAGCAGTAATGGATTTATTATTAGATGGCAATGCTTTCTTCTATTATGATGGTACAGATTTGTATTTGCTTCCTGCTAATGATATAGAAATAGAAACAGACTCTAAAAGATTTGTAAAAGGCTATAACTATATGTTATCAGGAGGAGAAGCCTCAAATAGTTCAGGTTTTCAACCTTATGCAAGTTCTGCTCCTTATTCTTCAGCAGGTACTGCAAAGCCCAAACAACAACAAAATATTCATTTTGACTCTACAGAAGTTATTCATGTTAAAGATGATAATGATGAAAGTATTTTTAGAGGTAAAAGCAGATTAAGATCTTTATCAGATTTAATTAATTTATACTACGCTCTATTAAAATTTCAAAGACAGTTCTTTAAGAATAACGCAATTCCTGGAGTTGTCTTAACTACTGACACTGTTCTTAGCGCAAAAGTAAAAGAACGTTTATTACAAAGCTGGAGAAATACTTACACTACTATTTTCGACGGCGCTAGAAATCCTGCCATATTGGATGGTGGATTAAAAATAGATAAATTTAGTGATATAAATTTTCAAAACTTAGATTTTGAAAACAGTGTTGAAAGATTACAACAAGATATGGCTAAAGCACTAGGAATTCCTTATACCCTACTAAAAAGTGGTAATAATGCTAACATATCTTCAAATCAAGTACTATTTTATGAGCACACTATTATTCCTATAGTAACTCAATTTACTAGTGCATTTGAACATTATTTTAATAGTGTTTCTATAAGACCCGAATTAGTATCTATTCCTGCGTTACAGCCAGATTTAAAATCTCAAGCGCAGTATTTTAGTTCGCTAGTTAATGCTGGTATAATTACACCAGATGAAGCTAGAGAAAAACTCAATTTCCCTAAATTAGGGTTAGATACTACTTCAGAAATTCGCATACCTCAGAATATTACAGGAAGTGCCACTAGTCCAGAGTTGGGCGGTAGACCTTCATCAGATGATATAGTGGATATGCCTACAACGGAGCCAACAAATGACTGATAAAAAATTTTATATCAATAGTGATAATATAGAAATTAAATCAAAAGCAGATAGTAGTAACAAACCATTTAAAATAGCTGGTTATGCTAATACTACTTCTAAAGATAGAACGGGAGATATAGTTTTATCTGAAGCTTGGGTTAAAGGAATAGAGAACTACAGAAAAAATCCTGTTTTACTCTATCAACACGATCACAGTAAACCTATTGGAAAATCTGATACCGTAAGAGTAGATAAAAAAGGTATTTTTGTAGAAGCCTCAGTTTCTAGTGCTGCAGAAAAGCTTCATGGAGTTCAATCTTTAATTGAAGATGGAGCTTTAAAAAGCTTTAGTGTAGGTTTTAGAGTAAAAGATGCAGACTATGATAGGTCTTCAGATACTTTTATGATTAAAGATTTAGAGTTATTAGAAATTAGCGTAGTAAGCGTTCCTGCTAATCAAGAATCTTTATTTAGTATCAGAAAGAGCTTTGAATCAGAAGAAAGTTTTGAGTCCTTTAAGTCTCAATTCATAAAAGAGGAGGAAGAAGTTTTGGAAGAAAAAGAAACCGAAGAAACGGCAGTTGAAGAATCCTTAGAGATTGAAGAGACTGTAATAGAAGCTTCAGTACAAGCTTCTGAGGATTCATCTATCGAAGAAAAAGAACTTGAGATAGAAGAAGAAAAAGAAGCAGTAGAAGCAGAAGGATCTTATGAAGATCCAAATACGCCAATTCCTTTCTATAATATGCTAAGCACCGAGACTGCTGAATTAGCAAACGGTGATTTTGTAAGAATGAAAGGCAATCGTTATAAAATTTCAAAAATTGCTACCGCCGAATCCCCATATTTCATATTTAAAGAAGTTGACATTAACGGGGTTTCAAGCGATAATACTATTAAGATTAATGCAGAAAATCTATCTGTAGTTAATGCTTGGGATCTTTCTACTAAATTCGATATAGAACTTATCGATCATAGTGAAAGTAAGTCTTTAACAGATAAAGACAGAGATGCTATTAAATCTGATTTCTCTGAACTTGTTAAAGCTTCCGAATTTAATCTTTTTGAATTAAAACAAGAAGAAAAAATTAAAAATAATGATCAGTATCAAACAACTCTTAATAACCTGTTAAATCTAAAAAGCATGGAATCAGGAACTTGGAGTGATACTCACTATACATTAGCAAAACGGTTTGTTAATACAATTAAAGCACTTATCAAACTTCCACAGGAAGAAGATAGAGATTTCGCACTAAAGCTATACGGTTATATTACCGAAAATAAGGAGAATAATGAGATGGCAACTCAAGATATTGGTGATCCCATCACTGTTGATACAAAAAAAGCTGCAGACACTCAGGTTGTTGAAGAGAAAAAAGTTTCTAATCACGTTTCTGAGCCAGAAGTAGCAAAACTAGTTCAAAAGACTGGTGACAAAATTATGGAAGAGTCAGAAGCTAAAATTAAAGCTAACAATGAAAACCATGAAGACTCTCGTCTAGCTGAAGAGCTTGCAGAGTTAAAAGGTCAAATGAAAGCTTATCGTGAGCAAATTGATTCCTTTACTACTAGTAAAATGGTTTATCAAGAAAACACTCGTAGAACCGAGCAGTTCTCTCAAAAAGACCTTTCTAACGCTTACTTTTTAGCAAAAGCTATGCGTAAAGATCCTTTAAGCACCAAATATGGTATGCGTATGAAAGACGTAGTACAAGGTGGTTCTGTAGATGCATTTGAAAGTGCATTCTCAACAAACGTGTATGAAGAAATGAGACAACAACTTGTTGTTGCTCCTCTTTTCAATCGTATCGAGGTAAATGCAAAACAGTTCTCAGTACCTGTTGCAAGTGAAGATACAGATGACGCAATCGCACAGTTTGAGTCTGGTACTTATGCTACCGACACTAACACCTACGTGCCTACAA